CCCGCCCGGCAGCAGCGAGCCGCTGCCCGCTGACCGGCTGCGGGCGGATCTGGATACATACCAGGTGAATACGCTGCACCCCAAAGATCTGCACCCGTGCTCTGGCGCGTGCCCGTGCATGGTGGCCATCTACGCACGCTTCCCCTACGAGCACTATGTGCGCATGGACCCGGACACCCCGAATGTCATTCTGGCGTGCAGTGACCGGGCACGGCGCGCGGCACTGGAGGAAGCCAATGCCAAAGCGGTCCAGGCCGGCGACGCCACCGCCGTCACCCAGGCCGAAGCGCAGGCCGCCGCACAGCGTGAGGCACGGCGGGCGGCCGACGCAGCGGTGGCCGCAAAGGAGGCCCGGCGCGCCGCCATCATCGCCGAGGCTGACGCCATCTGGCAGGAGGCGCTGCCCCAGTTCGACCGCAGCCGCCTGTGGGGTAGCATCGACTTCCTGCGCTATGCGTTCAAGCGTGTCAATGGCTGGTGGATTGAGAACACAGTCAAGGGCGCTGCGGACACTGGCGCGCTTTGCGCTGCCATCCTGGAGCGGCTCAAGGAAGAGACCCGCGTCTATCAGGATGACGCCGGCGCCACCGTTTATGACCTAGACAAGCTGCGCGGCGTGGTGAAACAGTTGATCGCATTCAGCGGCGCAGGCCGGAAGCGCCAGCGGGCAGGAGCCAATGAGCCACTGCCGGCGCCTGCGCAGGATAGCGATGTGTGTCTGTGGCGCTTCAACCCACAGACGGGCATCGGGCCGGCGTGGGAATCGAGCTGCGGGCGCGTCATCGACGAGGAGGCTGCGAACGGCAATGACGCGACGACCTGCTGGCAGTGCGGCCGGCCGATTCGGGTCGAGGCGAAGAACGACTGACAAGAAAGGGTTGTTGAGACGATGGACAAAATCAACTTCGATGACATGGAGTACACGGCGCCGGGGGAAAGGCTGCGCCAGTTCGACGTGCGCACGGCGCCGGATCGTCTCAGTGCGTGGTGCGCTGTGCTGGAACAGCGGATCGAGGCGCTGGAGGCTGACAACGCAGCGCTGCGTCAGCGGATCGCACGGCTGGAGGAGGTCAAGCGGCCAGCCGCAAAACCGCCACAAACGGCAGCGGCAGCGGCGATCCGCTCGTATATGCGGCGGTGCGGCCAAAGTAGTTTCAGCGAACAGCGTGATTCGTTGCAGTTGGCGAAACCATCAAGTGTCGCCCAAACGCTGGCCGATTACGGCTACGGCAATTTCACAATTGACGAGATCACCGCTGCAATGGCCACATGGCTGGAGGTGCAGCCGTGACCTGGTGGCTGACCAATGGCGGCTGGATCGCTGCCGGCGTGCTGGCCATCGTGGCGGCCTGGCTCTACGCGGTGGTGGAGGATGAGCGCAGCCGGCGAGTGCGGCAGCAGGTCCGGGCGGAAGAGAGCGAGTCCTGGGCGGAGGAACACGAGCGCACGGCGAAGGTGCTGGCCGGCGAACTGGACGGTCTGCGCGAGCGGTATGTGACGCTCACGGAGTTGTACGGGGAGGCGGTGCGCCGGCTGTTGGCGGTGAATTATGTGGTGATCTATCGCAACCTGGAGTGGAAACGGAGGCGCACCGACGGTGAGCAGAAAGAGTGAGACCGGCGCAGTGCACGCCGGTCCCGGAGTCGTCAATGATGAGTCGCATCGACACAGAGGAGTATAGCAGAATGGATACGCAAGACAATACCCGAATTTGGCAATGGCTCACCTTGAGCCTGATCGTCGTACTGGCCGGCGCCACCGTGTATTTGGTGGCCGCCGTGGGAGGTGTGTTGTGAGCGATGATCGTGGATTGGTTGACAAGTTCGTCGACGCCGGCGCGACCGCCGACTGGATTACGCCGACAGCGGAAGCGCTGCGCAACGTGGTGACAGATGGCGCGTGCTTCACCGTACTGTCGACGGACTGGTACGACCTGAAATGGGAGTTGCAGCGCCGGCGCATCCCGTTCTGGGGTGAAGCCATCCATTGGATTGACGGTGAGTATTGGGCAACGTTTTCGGTGCAGAGCGAGAACGCTGCGCTCGTGCGCGACCTGTCCGGCTATCGCAGCACCGGCGGGCGCGGGAAGGCGCTATTCATGCTGCTTGTGCTGGCCGGGCTGCTGGCCGGCGCAGCCCTGTTGGTTTTGGGCGTGCTGGGAGGTGCACTGTGAGAACCGCACTCGTTATCGCTGTTCCCCTTGGCGTGATCTTCACCCTGTTTGCATGGCGCATAAGCGAACTACTGTCACCTGATGCAATCGGCATGGCGCTGGGCATGTTGTTTGGCGTGCTGGCCGGGCTGCCCGCCGCGGCGCTGGTGATTGTGGTATCGCGCCGCACGCCACCGCCACCGTCAGATGATGGCTACATCGACGTACAGCCGACCTATCAGCCAACATATGCAGACGAGGTGACGCCCTACACGCACCTATTCCGCCGTGCGGCTGGAATGCCTGCACTCCATGACCGGCAGGCGACGATTGACGAACTGCGCAGCCACCTGGCCTATCTGGAAGATGAACAGGTGAGCCGATGAACCAACAGACCAAACACCGCACCGGCGTCGCACCTGGCTGGGAGCGCATCACGGACGACGCCGGGCGCGCGCAGTATCTGCCCGCGGTGCAGCCCCAGCGCCGGCAGATGCCCATGCTTGGCGAAGTGCTGCCCGCAGCGCCGGCGGAACCGGCCAGCCTGCTCCACGCCTGGCAGCAGCCCGTGGAGGCGATGATCGAGCATACCAGCGCCAACGACCGGGCGAAGGGGGTCGTCCGGCGCAGTATGCCCATGCTCGGCCTGGTGGCGCTGCTGGCGCTGGCCGGCGCGCTGGTGGCCTGGGGCATGGCCGGCCCGGTCCCGGCTACGCTGACATTCCTGGTGGTCATGGCCACCGTCGGCGGCGGTCTGTACCTGTGGGAGAGCCGGACGGAATACCAGCACAGCCGCGGCGGGATCGAGCGGCTGCGCATCGTGGAGTCGGCCAACCTGGAAATGGCGCGCATCGACGGGGAGATCGAGCTGCGGCGCATGGCGCTGGAGGCATATATCAACATCATGGGAAGGGATGCAGACAACAATGGCTGAAAACGCTGAGACCCTGGCCAGGGTCGAGCAGTTGGTGGCAAGGCTGGCCACGGAGAACAGCCACCTGCGCGCTGAGAATCGCCGGCTGCGCAAATTGACGGTCAACGCCGGGCGCGGGCGCATCCTGCAGCGTGCGCTCGACGACGCCACGGCGATGCTGGCCTGGCGCTTCGCCGGCTACGCCATCAGCCGGGATTCGTGCCGCCGGCTGGGCATCTCGGAGCGGCGCTGGGAGTGGGCGCGGGCGCTGCTGATGGCGGCGCGCATCCACGACGGCGCCGACGTGACGGAGCCAGAGTTTGACGTGGCGCTGCGGCGGCTGGCGGCCGCACATGATCGCATCAACGCGCAGAACGACATCGGCGCGTTGGTGATCCGGCGGCGCAAGCGGGAGCCGGTGCGGGCGACGTTTGCGGCGCCGAACCGGGCGACGTTCGCAGCGCCGACCAGGGCGACACAGGCGGCGGATTAGGCGACGCAACGGGCGACGGGGCGGGCGACAGGAGCGCCCAAACCGTCGCCATCATCTGAGAGGGACGGGGACGGGGATATGACATTGACGGACGCGGTAGAGGCATTGATCACGGCGACGCGGGCGGACGGGCGCAGCAAGGCGACGATTGCCGGGTATCGGGAATCGTTGGGCCACCTGGTGGCGTTCCTCGGCGACCGGCCGGTGGAGTCGATCGCCCTGGCGGATCTGCGCGCCTATGCCGCGGCGCTGCTGGATCGCACGGAACGGTTCGCCGATCATCCGGCGCGCAAACCGCTGGCCGGCGGGCTGAGCGTGTTCAGCATCGCCAGCCGGCTGCGCAGCGTGAAGCGGCTGTTCAACTGGCTGACGCAGGAGGAGATTCTGGCGGAGAACCCGGCGAAGCGGCTGAAGCTGCCCAAGCTGCCACAGAAGGAGCCGAAGGCGCTTTCGTCCGCGGCGTTTGCGCAGTTGCTGGCCGCCACCGCCGGCGACAGTGTGATCCAGCGGCGGGATCGGGCGCTGCTGCTGGTGCTGGCGGACACGGGGTGTCGGGTGGGCGGCCTGGCGCATCTGCGCGTGCAGGATGTGGACCTGGACGCGCAGACGGCGCTGGTGACGGAGAAGGGTGAGAAGATCCGCCCGGTCTACTTCATGCCGCTCACGGTGGAGGCGCTGCGCCGCTGGCTGGAGGTGCGCCCACCGGTGGATGTGGACTGGCTTTTCCCCAACTTGGGGCCGGTGCGGACGTATCCGCAGTTGACGGAGGAGGCGGTGGGCGAGGTGCTGCGCCGGCTGCGGAAGGTGGCGGGTGTGGTTGAGCCGGTGACGCCGCACCGCTTCCGCCATGCGTTCGCCCGCGAGTATCTGCGCAACGGGGGCGACCTGGCGACGCTGAGCCGGCTCCTCGGCCACAGCAGCGTGGAGGTGACGGCGCGCTATTATGCGGTTTTCACGCCGTCGGAGCTGCAAGATTTTCACGCCAAATTCAGCCCGGTGGCTGGGCTGCAAAAGCGGGGAAATCACGGCAGAACGAACTGATTTTATATCAGTGGGTTCTATTGTATACTGCCAACATGGGGCACATTGGCGGGGGAGACCGACTCTTAATCAGCGGGTTCCAGGTTCGAGTCCCGGGTGAGTCACACAACATGAAGACACTACAACTAGCACGCAATGGCAGTACTATGCAGGATTTAGGAGCCGTGGCGCGACCCGCCACGTTGGTGGATTGGTTGAGCTATCCAGATCGCCTGAGCATGAGCCAGGCGGCGTTTCTGGTTGGCCGCCCAGTCGCCCAGATCGAAGAGTGGGTCAACACGGCGGCGGTCGATGCATGGGATGGCACAGACGGTAGTACGCTGGTGGACAAGGCCAGCCTGCGCGAGTTTTGGGAGATGTACTGGGAGATAAACGATTATCTCCCGGAACAGTGAGTGATTTGAGATTGGGCGATGCCCGATGAAGAACAACGCCCGTGGGAGCCTCCTACGGGCGTTGTGTTACCTCTGACAATTCATTGTTGTGCGACGGCGATCCGGGGTGGGTCGCCGTCTTTGCACCTGCCACGCACGGCTGGTGATCCTACGGTCCACCCCTGCGCAGCGCTCCCGACTGCGCACCCCGACGCAGCGGGCAAAATAATTTAAGGTTTGACGAGCATATTGGGGGGATACGGTTTTGATTGAATTATGCTATAATTCAATCAAGAGAGAACACACGAGTAAGGCACACAAACCAAACAGGAGACTACGATGGAACTCACAATTGATAAAACCAACGAGCAGGGCAATGTAGTGTTTTTCGTGATGGACGGCAGCCGCACGGCATCGGGGCCACACTCTAACGCCGACGCAGCTTGGCTGAAGGCGGAAATCATCGCCAAAGCCGAAGCGAAGCGCACCGGCGGCAAGGCGATTTACACGACCGCAACCAACGAACCGCGTGCCGCATGGATCGTTAGGAATGCCTAGCGGCGGCCCACGTCCAAAGCTCCGCCGCGATGATCGTCGCGGCGGAGCGCGTGCAGGCACCGGCCCAGCGGTGCGGCGCCTACAACTGGACGAACACACCGCTCACGCGCTGCGCGTGCTCACGCTCGTGCGGCGCGGCATCACCGGCAACCAGGCATTACAGCCGGTAGACATAGCGACCGACCTAATCAATGCAGCGTGGCGCGAGTACAGCGCCGGAATCGAGGAAAACAGCGATGCCGTGGATTAACATCAAGCCGGAGAATCTTGGCGGCGGGCGGCAGCAGAAAAAGCCGTCCGCCAAGCTCTACGAAAGCGGTCAGTTTGTGCTCAACCATGCCGCCGTCGCCATGCTCGGCGACCCGCCGCGGGTGAGCGTCCAGATCGACCCGGACACGCTGCGCATTCGCCTGGCGCCGGCCACGCCGACTGACAATGGTGCCTTTGCTCTGGCCGGCGGCGGCAATGCGCAGCACCGGCTTGGCCTGAAGGCCGTGGCCGGCAAGTGGCCGCAGATGGTCGGCGAGTACACCGTCCAGCGCATCGCCAGCGGCATTGAGTGCAGGCCGGCGGCAGACGACGAATAGCACCACCTGCAGCACCACCCCGCGCCGGATCGCACCCCACGATCCGGCGCTGTATATTTTGTCGAGTCCATGACCCCTGTCAGCGTGTGTGCTCTTCCTCTTGAGATTCGTTATCATCTGCGCTATACTGCCTGTAGCGAACGCATGTGCTGTGAGGAGCGTGGCGTGCAGGCAGACAATGGCGCTGTAACCGACGGCGCGGGAATCCCAGAAACAATTGATAGGCTCGGCAGTGTCGAGGCGCGGATAGCAGCAATTGAGGCTCAGCACGCATGGCTGCGGCTGGAGCAACTGTGCACAGAGATCGCTGGTCTGCGCAAAACGATAGATTTCCTAATCGAGTACATCGCAGAGCGCGACGGCGCGTCCGTCGAAAGGACATACTATGCTGCAGATCCTGCGTGAGGCGTGGGCCGGGTTGAGCATGACCGGACGCGCAGTGGTGTTGGTCGTGCTGTTGCTGGCCGGCGCTGGCCTGTTGGCGCTGGCCATGTGGCTCCGGTACGATCTGTCGTGGCTGCCGGGGCTGGCCGGTGGATAGTCCCGTGCTGTTCGGCCTGGGCTGTGCGGTAGGCGTGGTGGCCAGCGCCGGCGTGCTGGTGCTGCTGCTGGCGGCGCTGAGTGACACGGTGCGCGCTGTGCTGCTTGGCTGGCTCAACCGGCGGTAAGTCCCATGCCGCAACGTGCGCCCACTGCGTGCAGGACACCAGGCTGCGCCGGCCTGGTACGCAACGGTGTGTGCAGCCGGTGCGGTCCGCTGCGGCGCCAGGTGCAGGCAGCGCATGACGAACAGCGCGGCACGGCTGCCCAGCGCGGCTATGGCGGCCGCTGGCAGCGGCTCCGCAGCGCCTACCTGCGGCGGCATCCGCTGTGCGTGCACTGCCTGCAGGCCGGTCGCACCGAGCCAGCCGTCGACGTGCATCACATCGTACCGCGGCGCAACGGCGGCAGCGATGCTGACGACAACCTGCTGGCGCTGTGCCACTCGTGTCACAGCCGCGTGACCGGTGCGGGCGGCTGATGAGTAGG